TAATACCCGTAGCTACTCAAAGCACAAGGCTTTGCAGAAGTTTTACGAGAATATTATCGACTTGGCAGACTCATTCGCTGAGGCATATCAAGGGCGTCATGGTTTGATTGGCCCAATCAGCCTAATGTCTGCTAAAAAGACTAGTAATGTCATTGAGTTCTTAGAATCGCAACTTGCGGAGATTGAATCGGTGCGCTACGATGTTTGTGAGAAAAGTGACACCGCTTTACAGCAATTAATTGATAATGTTATTGAGCTTTACCTATCTACTCTGTATAAATTACGCTTCTTGGCATAATGGCAATAACTGTCAACCATTCCACCCCTGCTGATGATTCTTTCAGCGCTACAGGTGCTACTGCCTGGAACGCTAATCACAGTTTGGCTGGCGTGGGAACGATGGCAGAGCAAAATGCTAATGCTGTAGCAATTACAGGCGGTTCAATTGATGGCGCGCCTATTGGGGCTAATGTTGCAAGCACTGGAACATTTACTTCACTTGTAGCTACATCAGGTGTTGGTGGAGGTGCTTTTTAATGGGGCCATTTTTTAATGGAAGTTTCTTTGCAGGTGGCTTTTTTGAAGGTATCATTGTGGCTGCTGAACAACTTTATGTAAAACTCCGTTCATTAACGGAAAGAGGGAGATTTTAATGTCTATGAATCTAAAAGCGATAACCGTTTGTATCGGTTATCAACAAATTACTGACCTAAGCGCTGCTGTAGGACTAACTGTTCCTGCGGTAGACAAAACAGGTCTTAATCAAAGACCTACTTTTGCGTTAATTACTCCCTTAACTGGTAACGTACGTTGGCGTGATGATGGTACTTCACCTACTGCTTCTGTTGGTATGCCTTTGGCTGCTGGCGTGACTTTGCAGTATGACGGCAACTTAAAACTGATTAAATTTATTAACAATGGCGGTACCGCCGAACTTAACATTAGCTACTACGCTTAAGGGTGATATATGAACATTTCTAGCGACGCTGGTGGTATTGATTCTAGTAAATTTCTTGAATATATTGCCAAGCAACTTCCTTCAGATGTAGCTCAAATGGTCGCTGTACGCGACGAATTGGCAAAACGTCAAGGTTCTATTACCGCTGTCGACGCTGCAAACAAAAAGCTTGCGGATGCTGATGCTTATGCTGAAAGCACTAAAGCTCAAGCCGACACGCTTTTGGCAGACGCTAAAGCTACTAATGCTGACTCTAAAGTTAAAAGCGCTGCGCTAGACGCGCGCGAAAAAGATTTAGCTGCGCTTGAAAAGCAATCACTTGCTGATAGCGCTGCAAAAGCAAAAGAATTAGCTACCAAAGAAGCTGGATTAGCAACACGCGAAGATGCTTTGGTTAAAGCACAAGTTGAACTGAAAACAGCGCAAGATACATTAGCTAGCGATCGTGTTAACCTTGATGCAAGAATTAAGGCTTTACAAGATAAGATAGCTTCAATTAATATTTAAGAAATACAACTGTACTGGTGCAGATCACCAGGGTTTCTAAGGAAACATCGAAATGGACGAAAGTCAAGAAGTAGTACCAGCGGAAGTATCCGCGCCAGAGCAGGTGGCAACGGCTGCACCTGAACCTGAAGTAACAGCGCCGGAAGCAGTAGAACCAGCAGCAGAAGCACCCAAGACCTTCTCACAAGAAGAACTTGATGCCGCTATTGGTAAACGACTTGCTAGAGAGCAACGTAAGTGGGAAAGAGAACAGGCAGCTAGAGCCGCGGAAACGCAAGCTCGAAAAGCCCCAGTAGAAATCCCGCCGATTGAGCAGTTTAATTCGCCTGACGAATATGCTGAAGTTTTAGCAGAACGTAAGGCAGAAGAATTGCTTGCTAGGCGCGAACAAGCTAGGTTGCAGTCTGAGATCATTGAGTCTTATCACGACAAAGAAGAAGATGCGCGGAATAAGTACGATGACTTTGAACAAGTTGCGTATAACCCCAAGCTTCCAATCACTGACGCGATGGCTCAAACGATTCAAGCTTCAGAAGTTGGCCCCGACATGGCTTATTACCTAGGGTCTAATCCAAAAGAAGCAGATCGTATTTCACGTTTATCGCCACTCCAACAAGCCAAAGAATTAGGGAAAATTGAGGCTAAATTAGCTGATAACCCAGTAGTAAAAAAGACTTCGAGCGCCCCAGCACCAATTGCTCCGGTTACGGCGAGATCCACTGGATCTCCAGCAACAGACACGACTGATCCTCGCTCTATCAAGAGCATGAGTACATCAGAGTGGATTGAAGCTGAACGCCAACGCCAGATCAGGAAGTACGAAGCGCAGAGAAACCGCTAACTATTTTTTAATTAGGACTTTATTATGTCAAATTCGATCTTAACCATCGACATGATTACAAGAAAAGCTCTCGAGATTCTTGAGAACAACCTTGTACTCACACGTAACGTAAACCGCCAGTATGACGATTCTTTCGCTGTTGAAGGCGCAAAAATCGGTTCTACTCTCCGTATCCGCCTACCAGACCGCGCTTTGGTAACTGACGGTGCCGCCTTGCAAGTTCAAGACGACAACGAACAGTACACAACTTTGACTGTAGCGTCACAAAAGCACATTGGTGTTAACTTCACCTCTGCTGAATTGACAATGCAGTTAGATGACTTTGCAGAGCGTGTTTTGAAACCACGTATCTCTCAGTTGGCTTCTTCTATTGATGCTGACGTAGCTAATAGCTACAAAGCAGTTTATAGCTCAGTTGGTACACCTGGCACAACTCCTTCTACTTCATTGGTGCTGTTACAAGCTCAACAGAAGTTGAACGAAAATGCTGCTGTTATGTCCCCACGTTACGCTACTGTTAACCCAGCAGCTAACGCAGGTTTGGTTGAAGGTATGAAAGGTCTGTTTAATCCTACAGACACAATCAGCCGTCAATTCAAGAATGGCATGATGGGTATGGGTGTATTGGGCTTTGAAGAAATCAACATGAGCCAATCTATCAAGCAACATACAACTGGCGCTTGGGGTACAACTATCACTGTAACTACAACTGTTGCTACTGAAGGTCAAGCTACTTTAGGTATTAGCTTTACTGGTTCTAGCAAGACTTGGAACGTAGGTGATGTATTCACAATCGCTGATTGCTATGCAGTTAACCCACAAACCCGTGAATCTACTGGTAGCTTGCAACAGTTCACTGTAACTGCTGCTGCGACTGGTTCTTCTACAGCTACTTTGTCTATTAGCCCAGCTATCTACACCTCTGCTAACGCATTGGCTACTGTAGACAGCTTCCCGGTTGCTGGCAAAGCAGTGACAATGTTGGGTTCAGCTTCTAGCCAGTACGCTCAAAACTTGGTTTACCACAAAGATGCGATCACTTTTGCGACCGCTGACTTGTTGTTGCCACAAGGTGTTGACATGGCTTCCCGCCAAGTTCACAACGGTATCTCTATGCGTGTTGTACGTCAGTACGACATCAATAACGACCGTTTACCTTGCCGTATTGACGTTCTGTATGGCTATAGCACGATTCGTCCTGCAATGGCTTGCCGTATCTGGGGCTAAACCAAAATGCTCCCGCGCAAGCGGGGGCTTTTTAAACTTATTTTTTAAGGAAACATATCATGGCACTACCTAATGGCGCTGGCGGTTACCAACTTGGTGACGGCAATTTATCCGAAGTAGATTTACAGATTCAACCTGCTCCTATCGCTTTGACAACCGGTGTAACTTTGACCGCGGCTCAATTGGCTAATGGCATCCTTCTTGGTAGCCCAGGTGCAAGTGCAGTTTCTTATCAACTCCCAACTTGTGCTGATTTGGATGCGTTAGTTTCTAGCGCTAAACCAAATAGCTCGTTTGATTTCTCAGTAGTTAACGTAGATGGCAATACATCTGGCGTTATTACTTTGACAACAAACACTGGCTGGACTTTGGTTGGTTTGATGACTGTTGTTGCTACTGCTGGTACAGCCCAATTGTTCCGCGCCCGTAAAACAGGCGATGCAACTTGGACTTTATACCGTTTAGCTTAATGTAATATCCCGCCCTTCGGGGCGGGTTTTTTAAGGAAAAATCATGCCTAATACCAAAGCTGTCGGCGTTGCGTATGCGGATCCACAGTTTGATAGTTTGACAGTTACAGGCGCTTCGGCTCTTGCTGCTGTTACTGCTACTAGCGTTACCACATCTGGTACCGCTGCTGCTGGCAATGCTGTCGCTTCACTTTATTTTTTGACTACTGCTATTACTGCTAACACTACTACAACCACTGCTGCTGTCGGTTCTATTGCTACTACTAGCAATGCAACTGGTACTGGTAAGTTGTTTGTATCTGATGGCTCTAAATGGCAATTTGCTGTTGTAGCTTAATAAAATAGGGGGCTTGTCCCCCTATCTAACTAAATAAATCATGCCTATAATCTATTTAAAACATCCTGACCACGGCACTAAAGTTGCTACAATGGAAGCCGAAGCAGAGCATGACGAAGCACAAGGATGGACACGCTACGAATTGGACACGCAACCAGAAGTCGTAGAAGAAGTTGTAGAGGAAGTGATTGCGGCTCCTGTTAATACACTGGATGTAAAAAGACGTCGTAAAACCGCAGAGTAAGGAGTTGTTATGGCCACTACAGCCGCCGACCAAATAAATGGAGCGTTACGCTTAATCGGGATGCTTGCCGAAGGCGAAACACCTTCCGCTGCTACAGCCCAAGATTCCCTTTCCGCTTTGAATCAAATGATTGATTCGTGGAATACCGAGCGTTTGTCTGTCTTTTCTACTCAAGATCAAGTATTTACTTGGACACCTAATCAAATCCATAGAACATTAGGCCCTACAGGTAATTTTGTAGGTAATCGTCCTATTTTGATGGATGATGCAACTTATTTTAAAGATCCAACCAACGGCATTTCGTTTGGTATTAAGATCATTAACCAACAGCAATACGATGGTATTGCGGTTAAAACGGTAACTTCCACTTATCCACAAGTCATGTGGATTAACATGGATTACCCTAATATTGATATGTACGTTTACCCAGTGCCTACAAAAGCATTGGAATGGCACTTTATTTCGGTAACTGAGCTAGATCAGCCCGCTAGTCTTTCAACCCAATTAGCGTTTCCCCCAGGCTATTTAAGATGCTTTAAATACAATTTAGCTTGTGAGATTGCCAATGAGTTTGGTGTTGAGCCGCCACCTAACGTGGCTCGTATTGCGATGACTTCTAAGCGCAATCTTAAGAGAATCAATAATCCTGACGACATCATGTCCTTGCCTTATAGCATTGTTGGCACACGTCAGCGCTTTAACATCTTTGCCGGTAACTACTAATGCTGACGCCTATTTTAGGCCAAGCTTACACGGCTAGGTCGGTTAACGCTGCGGACAACCGCATGATTAACCTATTTCCAGAAGCTATCCCCGAGGGCGGTATGACTAGCGGGTTCCTTAATCGCGCCCCTGGCTTGCGTTTATTAGCCACCATAGGCACAGGCCCCATCCGTGGTCTTTGGACGCATCAAACGGCTGGAAATGATGCTTATGTGGTATCTGGCAACAAGTTTTACAAAATTGATACTAGCTACAATGCCACTTTATTAGGCACGGTCAGTGGTACTGGCCCTGTGTCTATTGCTGATAGCGGTACGCAAATATTCTTGGCGTGTAATCCTGATGCTTACGTTTACACCGAATCAACCAATACTTTTGTAAAAGTAACTGACCCTGACTTCGCTGGCGCAGCTACCGTTTGTTACATTGATGGTTATTTTGCGTTTAACCAACCAAATAGCCAAATTATTTGGGTAACAGAGTTACTTGATGGCACAGCTATCAATCCTTTGGCTTTTGGCGCGGCTGAAAGTTCTCCTGACCAAGTTGTAGCTGTTGTAGCCAATAATCGTGAAGTTTGGGTGTTTGGACAAGGTACAACCGAAGTTTGGTACGATGCGGCTACTACCCCGTTCCCTTTAGCCCCCATTCAAGGAGCCTATAATGAAATCGGTTGTTTGGCACCTTTTTCTATTGCTAAACTTGACAATAGTATTTTTTGGTTGGGGTCTGATCCTCGTGGTTACGGTATTGTCTATCGCAATCAAGGTTATAC